CTGGAAAAGGCGGCACAGGTATCACAGACTTTGCCAATTCAACTCACAAAAACTCAAACACAACTAAAGATGATGTTGGATTAGGTAATGTAGATAATGAAAGTTCAGCAACAATACGAGGTCAAGAAACATCAGGCAACCATACAGGCACTATAGGTGGTACTGCAAACTCAACAATAGTCACAGGGGCAACTAGGGCAAATGCCACTATTGATTCAAACAACAGATTTACTGGTGATCTAACTGGTAATGTGAGAAGTAATGGAACTACAAAAAGCATGAGTGAGATCATAGATGCACACGATAGGTCAATAGCAGGTTTGGACTCAAGCGGTAACGTGCAGAGGGCTGTACCACAATCACAACTTACAAATGTGATTACCTTTTCAGTCAATCAACAAGCCTTCATTTGGTCAGAGATAAGTAATGCGGGTTACGTTCCAACAGCAACTTCTTTTACATTCAACATTACATGGAAAGATGGTAATGGAACAACTGTGGCCACTTCAAGATGGGTAGCTACAAGAGATACTACAAACGACCATGTTGATAATTCAGGCATCACAAATAACGTAACAGGATCGGGTGTTACTAGTTCTGTAACAGGAGGAGACTCTACATTTATGACTGTAACATTCACAAAAGGAGGCACAAGTTGCACAGTGTCTGCTAGCCTTGTGACATTTACTGGATTCACCTTTAAGAGTGGGTAATGCTAAAGATAGAGACAGACAATATCTATCTCAGGCTTTTGGCAGAATCAGATATGCCCGTGATAGCCACCGCAATGATAGGAGTTCATGCTTTTGATGCCTTACCTACCGAGACAGATCAAAAGTATTTTTACTATAAAGCAAACGTACAAAACAATACTTTCCCTACAACAGAAACAGTTTTAGGTGATAGTAAGATTGGACATTTCAATATGACAATATGCCTTAAATCTGATGACTCTCCGATAGGATTCTGTGTAACTAGATATGTGGGTAAATCCATAGAACAAAAGGTGACAGCCATTATACCTGCACAAAGAAACAAGAAATACTACACAGAAAGCACTATAGCAAGACACAGATTCTACTATGATACTTTGCAAGCAGAGGACTCAACAATAATAATACCGACCGCAAACACAGGCACTAACAAATCAGTTAGGCAAACCTTAGATAGCCTCTATAAAACAGACGAGAAGGTTTACACAATAGAGCAGGGAGAATACAGAGTGTCCAAGATCACTAAAGATGAATGGACTACATGGCTAAACAGTTCAAGCAAGAAAGACCTGACCTATAATCTTACTTGGAGTTAGTATGGGATATGCAAAACCTACAAGCGAAAGACTATATTTTAAGTTCATAGAGATAGAAGATAAAGATGCCTTAAAGGATGCGCTATCAGATTGGAGGGCAGATGGAGTGACAGAATCAGACTATGAGTTTGATCTGAGAATTAAAAAATGGTTAGAGCAAAATAAGCTAATGAGAAGCGAAGGAGTTGCAGAAGAGGATGACCTAAAGGTAGAGAATGTTATGAGAAGAGATTGTTGGTGGACTGAGGGAATATACCTTAGATCAGACGATACTTGCATAGGCTTTACTAGGGGCAAGTTTTCAGATAATTGCTACTATCACTATGTTACAGCTATTAGACCTAGTTACAGAGGCAACGGTTACTTTGGAGAGTGTAATCTCATGGGCAATAAGATCTTATTCACAACATATACGCATATAGAAAAACAGATATCCATGATACCAGTAGATGAACTCAACAAAGAAAACTCCTATGCCTCACTTGATGCTTTAGGTACAGATGATGTAAGGGAGACAAGGACAGATAGAATTGCACCGACCACATATCAAAAGAAAATAATAACGAGAGATCAGTTCATGGAGTGGTACAACAAAGACGAGCAGAAGCCACTTAGGGATGCTTACTATAACTATGAGATAATAAACTAATGCAAGAAGCTGTAACATTAATTAATGAGGTAGGATTCCCTATAGCTGCCGCAGGCGGTCTGGGTTTTTTTATATGGAAACTTATAAACAGAATTATTGATGGTATGGAAACCAAACTTGATACCCTAGATGATAAACAAGCCGAACTGATATCTAATATGGAAGAAAGGCTTGGCACTAAACTAGACTCACAGCATGGAATACTGGTAGCATTAATTGACCGAGTTCGCAGTCTGGACAATGAGATCATACGTTTGGATGTAATGCTCAAGACAGCAACGGGATTAGGTCATTTAGTTGACACGGACAAAGTAGCAAAAGCAGATAGAGATGACCAAAGAAAAGATTAAAAAAATAAAAAAAGAACAGCTTGTATCAATAGACAATGTAATATTTGAACCCATGCCTAAAAGGTCTTATCCGCGAGACAAGTATATCTACGAGGACGAAAATTATAGAGCAAAAGAAGATATGATTTACCTAGAAAAACTAGGTAGGACTATTGAAAGAACCTCCATTGCGTTTATCTTATTGTCTTTGACTGGGTTATTCGCGGTTCTACTTTGGGCATTAAATTAAGGAGTAACATGTCTAAAAAAAAGAAAATATCTAAAAGACAAAAAGTATTTGATTTCATTGATAATACAATAGATTTGTTACAAGAAAATTGGAAAAGATACGCAGTAATGTCTTTCTTTTTAGTTGCATTTGGTTTTATAGGCTACCTTACCTTCTTTTGGATAGATACAATAGATAGCGTACGATTGGTAATCACATATTTGTAATTAGCGTATATGAGATAAAACAATGCTGTTACTAATATTAGTTATTTTTATGGTTACGTCTGTAAACGCCGATGAAATGGTGCATGAATTCAAATCACCATCTTTTAATGGACAAGGCACATCAAGTCATTATCTTACAATAGAGAATCAAGAATTCAACCGGGCAGAAGCTATAAGGAAAGAAATTGAAGCACTTCGTGATGAGATAGAGCGGGAAGAAAATAATACTGTAGAGGCCCGCTTTATGCGCAATTTGACGAGTCGTATCTATGCCAACCTTGCCAGACAAATAGAAGCATCTTTGTTTGGGGAACAAACAAGTAAGTCAGGTGAGATGGAGTTAGATGGTAATACTATTGAATATGAAATCACAGATGAGGAAGTTAGAGTAACTATAACAGATGAGGATGGAAATGTTACAGAAGTCATTGTGCCTATTGGCGGTTTTACTTTCTAGCTGTACTCTAATGATTGATCCTCTACAGAATAACTTACCGCCTGTAGAGTATGTAGAAAAACCAAATACAGTAGTGCTCCATACTGATCTAGCAAATGTAGATGAGCCAGAAAGAAAGCCTGTCATAGCTGTATATGCGAATGATTTTAAGGATCAAACTGGACAAAGAAGATCTAACTCAAAATATGCCACGTTTAGCACAGCAATAACACAAGCACCACACGCGTACCTGATAAGGGCCTTAAAACACGCAGGAGTAAATAAAAATGGGTTCTTTGAAGTAGTGGAAAGGGTATCACTTGATGCTGTTACAAAAGAAAGGCAACTAATACGTTCTACAAGAGAAACATTTGAAGAAGAACAAAAGCTAATGCCTTTAAAGTTCGGGGACATGATTATGACTGGCGGTGTTCTTTCCTACGAAGCGAACATAGAAAGTGGAGGCACAGCTGCTAGGTATCTTGGCATTGGAATGTCAAGAAAAATAAGACGTGACCAAATAACAGTAAGCTTAAGAACAGTCTCAGTTTCTACAGGTCGTGTACTTATAGAGACATTAGTAACAAAAACAGTTTTCTCAGCATCACTTGATAACGATGTATTTAGGTTTATATCTGACGAGACAGAACTGGTAGAATTGGAAGGTGGTACTGTAAAGAACGAGCCAATGAGCATAGCTTTGCAGATAGCAATAGAAACAGCAGTGCTTCAGACAATAGAAGAAGGAGTGAAAAATAATTTTTGGAGGTACAAATGAAGAAAATTTTACTCATATTGTCGTTATCTATGCTATTAATGGGTGCCGACAATGAAATATACGTTGACCAGAGCAGTGGTTCATCAAACTCTAATATGGATTTAGAGCAACTAGGCTCAGGCAACATAATTGGAGGTATAGATGCGGTAGCAGGAACAATGACTGCTCTTGATCTTGACGGCACCGCCATGAATCTTGATATAAATCAAATAGGGGACACTAACAAGTTCTTAGGCGATATCACCGCAGATTCATATACTGGATTCTTTGAATTTGATGGCAACAGTAATACGTTCAACATGAATACAGATAAAACTAACACTTACGGAGCAGACTCATCTAATGTAAATGTTGACGTAACAGGCAACAGCAATACTTTTACTTTGAATCACGCTACCGTTGCTTTGGCAGGTACACTTGATCTTGATTGGATAATAAATGGCTCAAGCAACAGTATAACTTCTGCTATAGACATTGATGGTGCTACTAACTATATGGATATTGATGGTTCAGATAATACAGTAAACTACAATGGTGATGGATATGCAGGTGGCTACTTTTGGCTAGATCATACTGGAAGCAATAGGACATTTAATATTCAACAACAAAGCACATTAGACAATGATTGGCTCAAGATTATTAGCACTGGCTCTACTACTTCAAGTGTTTGTGTTATCCAAAACGATCAAGGCACAAGCACAGGATGTTGATATAGGGAGCATCAGCGAACTAAAAGGAAACGCACAAGTAGTAAGAGATAAGCCATACGGGGCAGAGATAGACTTTGAAATATTTAGTTATGACAAAGTAGAAACTGCTAATGGTCGTATGGGTATAACTTTTATAGATGAGACACAGATAAGACTTACAGAAAACTCAAAGGTACTAATTGACGAATTTATATTTGATCCTAATCCTGATAAATCAAAGATGGCACTTACTTTTGCAAAAGGTACCGCTAGATTTGTTACGGGTAAATTAAATAAAGTAAGAAAGAAAAATATAAAGATTCGCACAAGTAGTGCGACTATAGGAATTAGGGGCACGGATTTTACAATAACAGTAGACGAGCTAGGCAGGTCGTTGGTTATTCTGCTGCCAGATTTTGATGGTACGTCTAGTGGTGAAATATATGTAGAAACAGCCGCAGGAATCGTAATACTTAATAAACCATATCAAGCCACGACAACAAGCACATATAACTCCCCACCTACCAAACCAGTAACTTTAGATATAACCCTTGATCTTATAGACAACATGCTCATTGTTAATCCACCGAAAGAACAAAATAACCTGATAGCAGAAGAATCACAGCAATCTAATTCTGATTATTTAGATTTTGCTGACCTTGATATAGATTTTTTAGCTGAAGATTTTTTAGACAACTCAGAAGAACTTACATTTACAGAGTTGGATATTAACTATCTTGATGTGAACTTTCTTGAAGATTTGTTAAACATTATAGATGCTTTAGCTGTATCTGAAGAGGAAGATAAATTAAATCAACTTGCGACAGGAATAAGAATTACAGGCACAGAGATAGGGCAAGATAAAGAAACACAAATAACAACAATAATTACAGGACAACTAGTAAGTGTTAGAAGATCAGTAGGTGATACATTAAGATTAGATTTAGATGGTTCTAGTTCATACACTTTATTGCTTGAACAGAATGGCGTTGAAAACTTAGTTAAGATAAATGGAGGTTCAGATAACACTATTAAGATAAGACAAGGCAACTAGGTATGATTGCTCATATCCCTTAATACTGTTATTGTATTTATTGAAATGAATTTATCATTAATATTAGGAGGCTTGTTAGTAGTAACGATTGCAAGTTCAGCTTGGTATATTGATTATCAGGCTGATCAAATAAGTACCCTCAAAGGAAATCAAATAGTCTTAGAGACACAAATAGAAGAACAAAATGCTTCAATAGAACGCTATCTTCAACAACAGAAATCACAGGAAGAACAACTAAACGTATTAGAAGAAGAAAGAAGAAAAGCAATGCAAGATGTGAATAAACTAAGAAAAACTTTTGCAAACCTAGACCTAGATCAAGAAGCATTAGCAGACCCGATAGACTTGCAAAATAGAATCAATAAAGGATCTCTTAGGGTGCTCACAACACTTGAAAATATAACAGACCCAAAACAGTTTGATGAAAATTATAACAATAATTAGTTTGTGCTTTCTATTAGCTAACTGCTCAATGTTGCAGTCAGTCAAACCAGTTCAAGTAAAGACTATATCTGAAAGAGCACCTATTTATCATCCACCTCTTCCTTACCCGATGAGCCTAACAGAGGTTGATTGGCAAGTAATGACACCAGTAACAATGCAGGAATACTTAGACAACCTTGAGTCTGGTAATGCCACGGAACGTGCCTTTTATACACTTTCAAGTCAAGAATATCAGAATTTATCAATGACTATGAGCGAAGTTACAAGATATACAAGGGATATTCTTTCTATAATTAAATACTATAGAGAGTTAGATAAAGCAGAAGAAGATGTGCAAAAGAGGTGATTTAGGCTAGAATCAAGCGAATAATTTTGATCAAGGGAGGTATAAATGGAAATTTTTGAGATCATTAACTATATAACTTGGATAGTAACAGCAGCTTCTGCTATCGCAGCATCTACTCCAACTCCGAAGGACGATGCTATTATAGGTAAGATCTATAAGGCTGTGGACCTGCTTGCTATTAATTTTGGACGTGCCAAAGAACAAGCTCCAAACAAACTTATAGATCCTAAGTAATGAGTAAATCCCCTGACGCTTTCGTTTATAGAGCTAATCTAGTGCGTGTGGTTGATGGGGACACTTTAGATGCGGATTTACAGTTGGGTTTTTCTGTCGTTTTACAAAAGCAGAGGATCCGACTAGCAGGAATTGATACTCCTGAAAGCCGTACTAGAAATTTAGAAGAAAAAGCTTTAGGACTGAAAGCGAAAGAAAGATTACAAGAATTATGTCAAGGCACATTCAAAGTTAAATCATTAGGAAAAGGCAAGTATGGAAGGATCTTGGGCATACCTTATACAGAAGATGGCAAAGATATTTGCCAGAAACTCATCAAAGAAGGACACGCAGTTGAATACTGGGGAGGCAAAAAGAAAGCCAAAGTCAAAGAAGATGGAACATGGGGAGAATGAAATGCATATATCAGAAGAAGGCTTATCACTTATAAAAAAATTTGAAGGTTGTCCGACAAAAGGAGGCCTTGCAGTTCCATATATATGTCCTGCAGGTGTTTTGACAATAGGCTATGGTCATACAAGAACAGTCAAAGAACATGATAAGTGGACACTAGATCATGCGAGCTACATATTAAGAGAAGAGATAGAGGATGAATATGAGCCTTACCTAGAAAAGCTAGTGAAAGTACCTTTAGAACAGCATCAATGGGATGCATTAGTAGCATGGATTTTTAATTTAGGACCAACAGCTCTTCAAGAAAGTACCCTGCTTAAAGTTCTTAATGAAGGCAAATATAATGAAGTTCCTGCACAAATCCGAAGATGGAACAAAAGCAATGGTGAGGTACTTGAAGGCTTAGTAAGGAGAAGGGAAGCAGAAGCAATTATGTTTATGGGAGGGGATTGGTTCGCAGTCTGATGGCTAAGTATAAAAAAGAAGATTTTGTTTCAGAGTGGTATCGTATAAATGATAGAGAGTTACCTATAATATGTGAAGCTTTAGATTTGCTTTTAGAGTCCGAATCTCTTAATGATTTTGAGACTTATGTTGCGGATGAGCTGAGAGCGGATTTAATAAATGCAAAATCAGATAGCATAGCAATGAAAAAATTGATTAAAGAATGGCAAAATGGCTCTGTCTAAAAAACAAAATAAAAGACTAGGTGCTATTCTTTCTGTTATGTTTGAAGAAGATACGCCTAAAGAACATCTGCAAGAAATAGTCAAAGAAGGCTTTGTTTCAAGAAATGGAGATAAGTTTGCTATTACAGCAAAAGGTCTTGATGAAAAAAACAGACTTTGCACATTGGCAGGTTTGAATATTAAATATAGTACAGAAAAAAATACTATCGCCAATTAGGCCCTTCATACCAACCGACGAGTGAATATCTTTTGCCTTGTGTAACTGGAGTAACTTTATGGTATAAGAAAGACGGAAATACTATAACAGTTCCTTTTTGTTTAATAATTTCTTGACTTGGTGTTTCTATATCTTTAGTAAATAAAAATTCTCCGCCTCTATATTCTTCTGGCTCTGAAAGTTGAACAGTAATGCCTAGCTTTCTTACAGAAGATCTATTATCTATTCTCATATCCAAGTGCTCTTCATAGTGTCCATTTTCTCTATATTCAGCTATTTGAAATTCTTTAAATCCATTAAGTTCAAATCCAAAGCATTCACTATTTGCTAAGACTATATATTTTTCTATATATTTATTTATAGTATTATTATTTTCAGTTCCATAAGGAAAACCTAATACATTAGATTTTCTTATGGAATTATCTGTAGAATTATTGCCAATCTTGCCTTCTTCTGTTGTCTCTTCCTTATATAAAGATTTTATATTTTCACAATCTATATTTGAGATCTCAGCATCCCAAGCAAACCACCAAGAATTCATTTATTTATCTAACCCAAGCCTTTTTTTATTTTTATGAGCAATGAGTTTTTTTTGATAAAACTTTCTTGTACTTTCTTTTATAGTTCGTTTTCTTTGCATGATATGTTCTTCATCAGGGTTATTTGACTGCCAGTTTTTATATGCTTTTTTTAAATTCATTTTTTTCTTCCCTTATTTATATACCAATTTTCATATCTTTGCCAAACTTCACGTCCTATATAATAAGGTAGAAAAATCAACGTAATCCAACCAAATATAATAATTACAATTAGGCCTAGAATACTATAAAAAATAATATCTCTTACTTTCTCCATAGCTTTTTCATTAGCTTTCTTGCAATTATCTTTTCTTCTTCTTTTAAATCAAAGTCAAGCAATGCCATAGTTATCAAATCTTTTTCTTTTCCGTCTATATTTATAGTTCCGTCTATAGGCAATCCCCAATGGTCGTGTGGCTCATTCGGTTCTATCATATTCTCAACCATAAGCATATCTCCTTTTTTTTATAAATTAAAACCTTCATATAAAAGAGCATCTAAAAAGTCTTTTATGTTTTGTTCATCTTGTGCATGTTTAAGATTTATCATTGACAAAATTACTTGTCCGCTTTCTTGAAAATCTTGTGCTTTTGACAATGAGGAAAACCATTTGATTCTTCTTTCTTCATTATCAAGATACATAATGCAGATCTTATTTCTGTATTTTCTGTAATATTCTTCTTGATTCATTGATTTTTTAATAAATTTCTAACAAATTTTTTCCAACCTACAACATAAGTAGCGACGTAAATATCGTCATTACCTTTAAAATCGTAGTCTGTTTCCCATACTTCTTCTATTTGTCCGAGTTCATTTTTATACTCTTCAACTAATATTTCTCTAGTAAATCTAGCATCAACAGAAAAATCATGCCCTAAGAATTGATTAGGATATTCTGGCTTTTTCTTTTTTGCCTTATACCTAAGTATTTCGTGACAGACTGCTTCTAAAGACTTAGTTCTGCATATAAGCATTTCTCTAAATCCTCCGTCTTTATGTGGTCGCATTAATGTCAAATTATATTGATATTGCATTTCACGCTCCTAATTGAAATAAAAATAGAAAAAAGAAAATAATAAATATAATTAAATATATTGAAAGATATAAATAATCTTTATATTTATAAATCAAAATAAATCTTTTAGTGGCCATTTTTTTCATGCTGTATCTCCTAACCAATCTGTAACGATTAGCATTTGATTTTTTTCTTTTTCATTTTTAGGATCACAACAAGCCTCTATAAACTTTTCTGCATCAAACCTAGGATTATCTTCTTTCAGAATCGTGCAAAGATCTTGAAGTAATGCTGATTTATATATAACCGTAGGTCGGTGCATCATAAATGGTTGTGTATTTCTTTGGATTGCTCCTGCGAGCTTTTGATAGTCTTTTCTAGTCATTTTATGCACCCTTTCCTCTTATCATTATGCCTTCTTTTATTAGCTTTTCTTTCAAAATCAATAAGTGAGCATTCTTATTTGAGATTTTATTTTTTCTAATATTAGGTGCAAATTTAATTAAGTTAAATGTCTGATGTAAAGATAGCTTATTTTCTTGAGCTTTTTTAAGAAGAAGCCCTTTGTTTTTGTCTAATATAGTCATTTTATTTCTCCTAATAGTACGAATCCTTCTTTTTTATATACTTCAGGATAAACTCTATAAATTACTCTGACTATTTTGTGTTGAAGATCTACGAATTTTTGTCTCTGATTCTTTTTGCAGATATTACCTGCAAATAAAGCTTTGTCTAAAAGCTCTAACAAATCATCACTTGAGAGTTGATCTAATATTATTTTCTTTTTCATTTTACTCCTCGCCTTTCGGCTTTTTCAATTTACCCTATAAACACTATACGGATTTAGACAAAAATCAACCTTTTTTGGAATACTAAATTAATGAATTTACTATTTCTAATAATTCGTATTCGGATCCATAAGCTTTTTCAAACCTAGCTTTGTATGGGTGACGACTTATAGGTTCCATATCACTACCCATTCTATGGTGCTCAAAGCATAAAGGCAGTACTTTAAAATGTGTATCAGGTTTTGTCTTGCCTTCAATATGGTGTATCTCTGCAGGAACGCCATAGAACCCTTGCAGATAACAAACAATACAACCTAGTTGACTAACCTTATCCATGTGTTTTTTTTCTTTGGCGTTAGGGTTTCTTCCTTTCATTAGCGTGTTCTCTGTTGAATAACGTTTTTAAAGACTTTGGATCAGTCACAGAAGTTGTAACATTATAAATTATATCTTTAACAACTTTTACTGCAGGAACATCGTTGTCTGATCTTTTAGGTGATATTTCTTTCAGCATAGGGTTTGTCTTTGACTCTTGTTTTGCAAGTTTTACATATTCTTCATCTGGTGTAGGTATGCTTTGTACAAACACTGAACCTGCAGTAGTTATAGCTGTTGTTCCTCCTGTCTCACAAAAAAAAGCATTACCTCCGTTACTCATAGAAAGTTGTCTATCCCTTTTACAATTCACACATACAACTCTTTGTTTTGCTTGCCTGCGTTTTATTTGTCCTAGTTCAAAAATATGTCTTGCATTAGTTTCTTTATCTTTACCTTTAGAGTTGAAAATAGGTTGATACCTATCTATTAAAACTGCTTCCCAATATTTACGTCTATGATCTGCACAAGGCATAATCCTCAAGCTATCAAATCGTTTGTGCATATCTTTTACATGACAACCAATCCTTGAAAATGGATTTTTGCTTTCACCTATATAGACTATTTCACCTCTTAGTATAAGAATATAAACTGCAGAATTGCAATCAAGTGACCATGAAGCATTTTTAAGTTTAAGTTTCATAACTTTGTGTCGTATCTTTTTCTCTCTTCTCTAGCATTAACCATTTTTGTACGCCACTCTTCAAAGCCTATTTTTATTCCTTCAACGTTATTTTTTTTTAAAGCCAATACTCCTTTACATACTCCGACTTTCAAACGAGCCTGATAAAGTTCATCACTATTATCTGCAAACACTTGTTGTGCTGAAACAGTTTTTACTCCTCTTGCGGTTGCTTCAAGTTGTTTCTGTGCATTAATCTTTTTTACATTTGCTTCAGCTTTAGCTAAATCTTCTTCTGCTTTTGCTATTTCAGGGCCTAATAATGTAATTTTTGATTGCCATGATTCAATAACTTCTTCCATAATTTAAAAAGGTATATCTTCGTCATTAGATGAATTAGATAAATTTTTAGGCTCTAGGACTAATTCTTCTGGTGATAATTTAATATTAGTATAAGAAGTTCCTTTATCAGAAATGTTTTGCCAACCGCCCAATTTGTAAACTCTTTCAGTTACAATTTCTGATAAAGATTTTTTTAAATTTGATCGTATTTCGCTAAGACTTTGACCTTCTTTTATATCATTTATTGCTTTTTCTATAGATCCTAAATCTACTTCAGGAAGAGTTATTTTGCCCCCTATATCAGGTGTTCCTTCACTCTTTTTTTGATCAGGTGAATTGAAATGCAAAAGGCCTAAAGATATACAGAATTCATATTTATCTTTTTCACCTGAGTACTTAAGTATAGAGCCATAATACTCTTTATTATTTATTTTGCATTTACCTTTTCTTGGAACTGTTACATTGTTTTCTGTAAAAAAATTTCCTCTATTGTTTTGTAGTTCATATTTATCTGACATTATTTACTCCAGTTATTAATCGGTATTCATTACCTTTTTTATTTTGTATTTTACGCTTTATGACTATCTCGCCATTAATTGGTAAACCATATTTTTTTCTAGGTTCATATTTTCTTAGTTCTCTAATAGCGGCACTAATGGTAGGCTCTCCATAAAACTTTCCGACATTTCTATTTATAACGTCTTGAAGTTCCCAAAAAGTCCACCATTGTCCGTTTCTCATAGCTAAGTAAACATAATCCGTTACGCTATTAGGTTTGCTCATAAACTTCTATAAGTCTTTCGTAACCTTCTTGATATTTCAGAACTTTTGTAAGTTCTTTTGCTTTGTATATCTCTTTTGCATTAATCTCATATAGATTTTTTGAATCTGTATCAGGATTTTCTGCCGGCAGATATTTTCCTAGTGATGTTATGTATTTGGTAGTATCTCTTTCTTCTATAAGGATTTTACCTTCAACATCTTTAAAATAAAAAGTTGTAGTGGCTTTTTCTGCATCATCATCTTCTTCAACAGTAGCTAGACCGCAAGCCATTTGTAATGAGTACCTTTTTGCATAACTGAGCGCAGACCCGTAAGCCTGTGGATCAGTCTTAGGTGAAGGCATGTGCACTTTGCCTGTAGATAACTCTCCACCATGACCAAAAAATACAGTTTCTACAACTGCGCCTGTATCAGATTCATGGCTTATTTGTTGTATATGTATGCCTTGATCTGCATAAGGTTGTTTAACAGTATCTAATACCTGTTTTAAAGAAGCATATTTGCTTTTGAAAAATGGGTTATCAGAATCATTTACTATGTGACTTAGATTTTCAGTTGCCTTAATCATGGCATTTATTAACGCTTGGTTATTCATTTCATATACTCCATATTTGTTTAGCAAAATTTATTTCATCCTCCCCCCATTTCCAATCATCAAGGTTAGGATAACAACTATTTGCCAATTCATATTTATCATTTGAGTAGGACAAAAATTGCATAATTGAATATGCAATTTGTTCTACAGTTTTTATATTCCTTTCAACATCTTTTATTTCGTGAGTCACTACTTTTTCTTCTTTAGCAGTTACTACTACATAATCAAGTAAAGGAATACGGTTTTCAGCTTTTGCATAAACGGAAACCTGCCTAGCATGTGCATCTGAAACTTTTGAAGGACTACGTGCAGTAGTCTTTATATCTCTTATAGAATCCTCATATAGAAGATCTATATATCCTAAAATCGGAACGGGGATATCAGGCAACTGTAGTTCTATCTTTTTTTGATAATCTAGTGGAACTCCGATATCATCATAAAAGTTAACTGCGGTTTTAAAATATCTTTCTAACCTATCTTCCTCTTCAATGTATTTATTTTCATCAATAGATTGTTTTGGAAAGTCTGCCCTACAACGCTTCTTGTCTGTTTCGTAATAGAGTTTGACTAGATCAACGCACTCTGATGTTGAATAAAGTTTATCTTCAAAGCCAAAATATGCACCAATGCCTCCGTCTACTGCATTACCTCTCCACATGGCAGGGCCTCCGCCATTTTTGTAGCCAAAGAGATAACGCATTATCCACATAGCTTTATCATCTAGGTAAGTGTTGAGAGACGAAGGTGAAAGATGCTCTATACCGTGAGCATCAAACGGATCATTTTTATTCATTTTAAATTCTCCTTCAATTTAAAGAAT